AACACAAACTTAGAAAATGGCACATTGGTCAAGAACATAAAGTCAGACTGTACATATCCAGAATTGGGATTGCCCTTGATGGGTGTTTTAAAATGTACACTGATACCGGACTTTTTGATATAGTCTTCTGGTTTAAACCCGTGGCTTTGACACCACTGTGTCAGTCGTGCAACCAACTGTTCTTTGCTGACTTGATTGGCATCCACTGCCAAATCCAAATCGCCTGACGTGGGTTTTCTACCTGTGGATCCCAAGGTGTTGTTTTGCAAATCCAGTCCGGGCAACATTAGGTCAAGCCAGGCCAAGGTAGGAGCAACGTCTGCTTGGTTAATGCGCTGTGTTAGTATACGGCCACTTGCGTCTTTAAAAACATTGCCGCCTTCTTTTAATATCATACAGTGTATCCCATACCTTGTAGCATGGTGTCAATCACTGAATCACCTGAGGTAGATAGTTTTTTGTTGCCGGTGGCGGCCTGAATTTTTTTCCCGGCTGTGGTTAAAATTTGAGCAGTCAACCCGGCATCGTTTAACAATTTCACTGCACTGGCTCCTGTCAATTGACCTGTAGCAGGTGCAGTGCCAGCGGCTGCTCCAGTGGTGCCGGCTGCCGGTGGTGGTTGCTGTCCATATGCAGGTGCTTCGGGTGATGCGGCCTTCACAGAATTTTGTGATGTCACCAGTTGTAGTGCGGCCATAGCAGTTAAAATATAATTTTTAACTGCCTCTTTAGTTTTTGCAGGATCGCCCTGGGCATCTTTAACTGCTTGCTTGGCATCATCTAACTCTGGTTTTAATTCAGTCACGCCTTCAGCGTCTGTTAATCCAAGCATTTTGTACGTGGCCGAATCGCGCATGGCAACTTTTTCATTGGCAAACTCTAAGAAGTTTTTAATATATTCGGAATCAGCAGGTGGTTGTGCTTGTCCGGCAGGTGGTTGTGCTTGTCCGGCAGGTGGTTGTGCTTGTCCGGCAGGTGGTTGTGCAACAGGTGGCTGTCCAGGCTTTGGTTGTGCAACAGGTGGTTGTGCTTGTCCAGCAGGTGGTTGTGAGTCAGTATCGGGTTGCCCTAGTGGTTGTGCAACAGGCGGCTGTCCGGGCGTTGGCTGACCTGCAGGTGGTTGCCCAGGTTTTGGTTGACCTGCAGGTGGTGTGGCATATTTTTCCATACCAGGCATTTTCATCACGTTGTTGTAATTAAATCCCTGAGCATTGACAGTGGCAGGTGCGGGTTTGGTAACAGGTTGATTGGCCACTGCGGCTTTTTCGTTGATGTTAATAATGCTTTCTAAGATGTAATCAAAATTATAATAGGTTGATTCACGCTGTAGTTTCTTCATCGAAGTACTACCATCTGGATTGGTAATTAACTTGTTTTGACTTCCGCCAACGTAGTCTTTGAATCCCGAGCCGGTTTGGGTGGCAGTTGTTTTGCCAGCGGCACGTTTACCTTGCAATTCTGCTTTCTTGGCAGCAATTTGTTGTGGAGTTAATTTACCAGCCGCAGGTGCAGGGGCTGCCACAGGTGCAGGTGCAGGTGCAGGTGCTGCCGACACTTGTGATCTCGCATCTTTTAACCATTCATCAGCATACTTTGTTGCTAGACCAGCCATTTGTGAATTTTTCATCACAGCGTCTAATTTTTTCTTTGGGTCAAGGATACCTGCACTTGATGCCCTGAAGTCTTGCGTTGTTCCTACTCCAGGAGATACAGCTTGGGCAAGAGCAGTTTTGGCTGCCCCGCCAACGCCTTTTACCACGTCCATAAAGCCTTCGTCTGTGCGACGTGGACGATTTAACTCATGAATTTGCATCAGTTTTTCTCACGGTTCTTGTAAATTTGCCTGGATCTCGTAGGTTGATGGCATTGATCAACTTGCGTTGCAAATTTTTGGCTGCCTCGGGCTCATAACTGGAGTCAATCTGCTCTAGCAGGCGTATAGCACTGGCTATGATGTTACCAGCACGATTTTCGATAACATAGCGGGAGTCGCGCTCCACATACATGCTGTCTAATTCTTCTAATAAACTACGAGTTTTCTTTTGCATAATGGCCAGAACCTTTTTACTATTTATCGGCCATTTCCAATTAATGTAAGTTCCGTTAAATGTTTTTTTTATGTATCACTGCGTTAAAATCGTTGATCAAACGCAACTAGATGCTGTTGTATTTTATCCCAGATTTCAGCAGTCGAATTAGGATATTGATTTTCTTCAAACAGAGGACCATCAAATATGTAAACAGTTTTGCTTAACATTGCGTTGATTAATGCCTGTTCAATTTCATTTGTAGTAATAGGTGCATCAATTCCCGACAAGACTTGATCTACTATAGTTTTGCACTTGGTATAGATTTGCCAACCTTGATTACGTTGTATGAACTCGTGCCATAATTGTGCTAGTTCGATGTCTGGACAGAATCTCATGCCAAGATATTCAGCACAATTATACATTGTGTTATAAAATTCGTATAAATCATACAACTTTTCCATGCCAAAGTCAAACGCAGGAATCGATTGCCATCGCCAATTGCCCGGATATGTGTGAGCATGGGAATCATCAATGAACTTGCTGTACCATTGATTACGCAACATACGCGGCTGGTGCCGCACCTCGGTGTCAATTAATTTTATACTTTCTTCTAATGGAATATCGGCTACCCGACACATTACATTGATTTGATAAATCCATTTTGCCCAATCTTGATCTATGGATATTCTTACAATTTTTTTAGGAGTAAAATGGCCCAAGTTTGATTCAGTGTAGTGGCCTTGAAAGATTTGTCTGCTGCCATGATAATTCTGATCTTTAAACGGCACATGGCTAGTACCCAAGTCTGTAAATACTTTTGGTACACGGTGTCCTTGATATATCCAGACGTTTAATACGTAATCGACAAAGTGCCCGTGACTTGCACCAAAGAAATCAACGACATTTTTGTGTGGGATCATGACTGTTTAATTTGACCAAGCAGTTGTTTTAATTTAGCACTTTGAACATCACCTGTTACTTTGGCTGGCTGTTCCCAAGCAGGAGTTCCTGTGGCTTTTTCCCACGGTGGTGATTTGTCGTTTGTGCTGGACTCAACAGTCTTGAGTTGACTTTTTGCTTTGATTGAGTCCATAAGTGAACTTTGGGGACGGTTGTACCCGGTTCCTTCGTCTCCGCCTTCATCAGTAATGCGCATAGTTTCAATGTTATACTCCAAATCAATTTTTTGACCAACGCCGGTCGAGCTTCGAGATTTCATACATTGTATCTGATACTTGCCACGTTCTTTCATGGCACGACTAGTAAAGATACCAAACACATTGTCTGCTGTGTTAATTTTACTGATACCACCCGAGATATGACTGTGGTCAAATTCAATTTCTTCCACTGCACTGCGATTCAACTGACTTGCAGTGACCATCAACACACCCAGTTCCTTGGCCAAGTTACGCAGTTCTTCCGAAACATACTTGTCTTTGACAAACAAGTCGTTTGGACTGACTTTAGCAGAGACTGGCATCAGCAAGTCCAAGTAGTCAATCATCAGGAAGTCTACTCGGATGCCCGTTTGGATCTGCACTTCTTTGATATAACTACGTATGTCATTGATGTTGCTCTGTGCTGGCAATGCCTTGACACGATACTGCCCGCTCTTCTTAGCAACCAATTTAACTTTGAGTTCTGTTGTGTCGATGTCTTTGCGGATATCTTTAGTTGACATATTGGTCAACATGGCATCTGTACGCAAACTGGTAAGTTCTTCTGACAGTTCTAGTGTAACGTACACGCCACTGAGTCCTTGCTGTAGCCAGTTCAACGCAATGTTCATCATTACTAAACTTTTACCCGAACCAGATCCGCCTGCAAAGATGTTCAATTCACCACGACTGAATCCACCATACAACAACCGGTCCAGTTGTGGCCATCCTGTAGAAACCTGCCCACCTGAGTTAAAGTATCGGTTAATACGACTTGCAGGATCAGCAAAGTAGTCTGTGCCCATGTCTTTTGTAAGAGATATTTGTACTGCATCTTTGATCAGTTTCTCAACTGGCTCAAACTCACCCTTCTCCAGCAGGTCGGCCGACTTTAAAATAGCACGTTCAAGTTCTTGACGCTTGGTAAAGCCTTCGAATTCGGTCATGAACCAATCAAAATGTCCGTCATTTAAGTCGGGTACGGCCTGTAGTTTGATTCCTGTAGTTGCCGAAATCTGCATCTTGTCAGGCATAGTTTTATGCTTGTCACTGTGTTCTTTAATGAACTCAGCCGCTGGCCGCAAACTCTTGTCAAAGTTTTGAGGGTTGTAAATGTTTTGAACACGCACATAACTGCTGGCGTCTTCTAACATCATTTCTAAGAATAATCGCTGGACTTCAAGTCCGTAATCT